CGATCTCCATGAGCACCATTTGCTTTAATATACCAAATATGTGCCGGAATAGACGTAATTCCTTCAGGAAGAGGTGCTGTACGTTTTCTTCCTTTTTGATTCAAATTCTGTTGTGTTTGTGTAACTAGTCGCAAGTTTTCTTTACGATTATCCAGACCATCGCGATTAATATGATCAATTGACATTTTGGCACCTTTCCCCGGAAACACGATATTATTCATAATAAAATTATGTAGGTATACAAATTTTCTCACACCATTTATTACGATATGACAAGATATATAATACCCATTTGAAGCACTACACCACTGTCTTGCCTGAACTCTTTCTAGATCATCTTTATCAATTTTAAACTTTACATGATTTCCCTTTGAAGTTAATGTCCCTTCAATATAATCATCAACTTCAGTATATACTATAGGAATGCCTTTTACTCCACCTCCAAGTTTTCTTTTTCTGCCTTCATTCTCACCAGGAATATGAGTCATTGCTTGTGTCTCATATTGTTGGTTATTGTTTGTTTCCATTTTTATTGTATAAAAGTTAGTACCGTGTAAATCACTGGGCGGGAGCTTAGTTCGAATAAGCTAAACCGCCCATGCCAGACATCACACGAAGCACGTTGTAGTTCAGAGCGTACACACGAACCTGGGCAGTAGTCTGTCCTTGTACAGTATTGACGGACACAGTGAGCTGTAGAGTGGCCTTATCAATACGAGAAAAGTTACAAGTTCCAGAAGGTTGGTGTTCCTCAGGGCGTAGAGCAAAAGAGTACACGTTGATACCCGTGGAAGGAGTACGGGTGTGGTGCTGGTAAGGCTGTACGCGATCGAAGTAAGAACCTTCGCGATCCGTGAAACGATCTTGGCCGTTGAGCTGTAGTTTGGCAACTTCTACAGGGTTCTTGCCTTCGCAACGTACACCGGATGCTAAGATCACCTTGGCGAGCAGGTAGTTCACGCTGGAATCAAACATATCAGCCATGCCGTCAGCACCATCGTCAGATACTGCACCAGGGTAGGCTCCACCACCGTTGGCTACGTTTCCTCCAAGAGGACGAGTAACACCTCCACTAGAACTAGTTGCTGCATTTGCGGCTGCACCTCTACCTCCACCTCCAGCACGACCTAGGAGAGACATGATCGTACCTTCCGTAGAGAAGTCATCAGAGTAGTTAAAAGGCTGTTGGCCACCCACAGCGGATAACCAAGTGGGGTTAGAGCAATCCACGAAAGAATCGCGCTGTACTACCCATAGAAGTTCCTTTACAGGGTGGTTAAAGTTGAGCTGGATCTTGTTGGAAGAAGAAGTGATGGACTCAGCACCCGTGTACTGTACCTGCTCGATGAGGTACTCGTGAGACTGCTGAGCGAAACGACGACGCTCTTCCGTGTCTAGGTATACGTAGTCAACGTATAGAGAGCAGGCAGCCAGAGACTGGGCAGTGGGGCGAGTTGGGGTGAAATTAGCCTCGCCATAGACGCAGTTCTCCCAGGTTTCGAAGGTCACGTTGATACGCACTTCGTGGTACTGAAGAGCAATCAGAGGAATGGCAAGACCAGGGTTGCGGCAGAACCAGAACTGGAGGGGAATGTACAGGGTCTTGGCAGGGGTACCAGAACGAGTTAAGCAAGCTTGAGTTAGTTCACTAGGAGAGCAGGTAGTATCTAGAGGCTCACCAGAGGCAGTCTTGAGTAGAACTAGGTCGTGGGTGTTACCTACTAGAGAGTCTAGAGCAGTAATCTGACCAGCATCAGTAGTTAGCTGGGTCCAGATCTGCATCCAGTCACCATACTGGCGATCAATGCGCTGACCACCAATTTCAAGCTCTACCTGGTTGATCAGACGGTGACCAATGTAGCTTACCCAGCGGAAAGAGTCGACAGCAAGAGATGCATTTCTGGCAAGATCAATTTGGGGAAGTACTACCTGTACATACGTGCGGAACATTAAGTCAGCATTACGATTGATTACGGCAGTTACACGCTTGTTGAAGTCTGCCTGTCCGTTAAAGGTCACTTCAATGGATTCCATGGCAAAGTTGGTATGGCGCTTGTAAAGAATCTTCCAGAAAGTAATCTGGGGATTACCGGAAATGTAGATATCCTGAGCACCATACGCTACTAACTGTAGAAGACCACCTGCCATTGTTTATGTCTTACGGCGAGAAAAAAATATGCACAAGAATTTAATGTTCTGGTACTACCCGACGACGAACCTTCTCGTGAATACTTTTTTGCGTTCTCTAGTTGTATTCGGAACTCTTGTCTTAAGTGGAGTTTCTTACTATAATGCGTATTGGGCTACCATTGTACATGATATTTTTTCCTTATCTTTAATGCCCCGTTGATCCAAAACCTCCAGATCCACGAGAATCAGGAGCGGGTGGAAGCTCATCAACTAGCTTGACACTTTCCCATGGCATCCAAGATTGCCGACACAATTGAAAATAACGAGTTCCATCTCCAATAAAAATATGATCAGACGGCTCAATAACATCAACCTTTGCTTTCAGGGTTCCACGGTATCCCATATCAATCAATCCAATAGAATTAGAAAGTCTGAACGGCGAATTAGAAATAGATGAGCGAGGAACTAGGAGTAGCGGTTGTGCGTTTCCGTGTTCATCTATTGCTGCCACTGTGATATCAAAATCAAAAGTTACCTGTTTAGACCACGGTCTAGATTGATTAATCATAGGAATATCAAATCCCGAATCGGTCAACCTCCGAGAATTGATCAGATTCTGAATGTGTACACGCATTTCGGGATTATCAGTTTTAATGTGTAGCATTTATGTTATATATCTTGATCTGTTAAAATCTGTATGCTACCAAAAAACAGAGTACGGCAGAAGTTTGAATTATGAGAAGTTTCAAGGATTCGTATAGGGATAAACGTCCTAAAGAAAAGTTTAAAAGAACGAACAGCGGATTAAAATGTACAATAGATTGATGTGCGATGAGCATAGCAGAGGTATACGCTAATCCAATAAAGTAAGGATTATTATGTGTCAACATTGCGGTAGCGCAAATAAGTAAAACACCCATAAATTCTAAAAGTTCAGGGATCATTTGTTTAAAAGGTTCTTATTATTTTAGGTGTTCAAACCTTTCAATTAAAAATTCATGTTTTGGAGGTAGATTAGTATTTTTATCTATTGGAATAACTTCAAACTTTTTATCATCAAATAAATTTATGCCCTGTTTCATTCGTTCTTTTATCAGAGCTTCGTTGGTATATTTATCAGAATTGTACTCTTGATGCGAAAAGTTCTTGATTTTATTAGAAATAAACTGTTCATTACCAAAATAGGATAGATGCCATCCTCCATGATTAAAAGCTACATTAAAAAATGACATTCTACATAATTCAAGATCCGGATGTTGTTTATAAAAAGAATAAGGAAAGACCTTTGCTTTACACCAATTTCTGTTGACAAGTGTAGTTAATCCATAATAGTAAAAATCTTGTATTAAGCAGTACAATCTATCCAACCCAGTATGTCTTATACGTTCTAGAATAAGAGGATTGGGAATTTCATCTACATCGGAAAGCAAGATAATATCTGAATCTTTTAATGAAGGAAACCCGCGAGAAATTGATTGTCTCTGATGTTTTTCAAGATCCCATGGATTATTTGAAAGAGGCATGTCAACTACAATAATATGAATAATCTTATCGTGATATTTTGAAAACCGTTCTTTATTTTTTTCATACCAGAGATCTTTCGGTTTTCCAGAAAAAGTTCGTGTTGATTCGCATAGAATAAACCAGTCAACGTATGGATACAATACTTCTAACCGATAGTTTAACATATCAAGTTCATTGTAAAAAACAAATCCGTCTATAATCATTTATTTAGTATTTCCGGTTATACTGTAAATTTAAAGTTCTGGAATTGAAAAAATATAGGTCAAATAAAACCAGGGATCTCCGTATTGTCTGGTTGGGGTTATTATCACGGCATTAGTATCATTTAACACTCTTTGAAAAATAACTTGATCTTTTCCGTGTATATCTTTCTCCAATTCATCCAAATAGTTTTGTGAAAAAGTAGTCCATGCTTCTCGATCACCGGCTAACACACCTCCACCAATCATTTTGATGCCGCGAACTAATGCCGAAACATTCAAGCATGTAATTTTTCCTGGAGAAATATAGTTTGCAGTATAAACAAAACTACCTGGGCGTTTATTTCTGAAACAGCCAGCATCACACCATACATAGATATCGGTCTTAACAAGTTTTATAGCTTCACGTACAAATTCTTGTTTTGCTGCCCAGATCGCATATAATTCTGGAGAGTGAAGGTTTTTTTCGGGATCATTGTGGTACCACGTTTCCCATCTAGATTTCCACGGTTCAGACATCATAACAAATGAATCAAATTCTCGTTGAACAAATTGAACATTATTTTTTGCTTGTGTTCTTAAGTATTCATAAGTTTTAGAGGAACAGAAGAAAATAACGGGGCATGTTACACATTCAAAAAAAATGTCTATCATAACATGATACTCTTCTACCGAATGCTTATTTGTTTTGACTGGATAATAAGCTGTTACAAGTAACATTTGTGAGTATTAGTATTTTTAATATCTATTAGATAAATCACAATATTTATTTAATAAGTTTGATATGTAGTGCTACTTCTTTATCATTAATATGAACCCATTCCCATGATGCGACTTTTATATTTGTTTTCAAGTAATTGTTTATTTCAGATATAGAATATCTATTATGATACAATTTTACAGCTGAATCGAAGTTTTTTTCTTCAGTTTGTCCCGGTTTTATAAAAAAGATATGGCATGCTTCATAGATCGAAACTCTTATTAATTCGCTAAGAGCTAGATTGAATGATTCTTGATGTTCAAAAATATGTCTGGCAAATCCAAAATCATATGTTGAATCAGGTATTACCGCCATATTTCTAACGTCAGAATTAATAATATTAATATTATCTTTCGATCCAAGATCGATAAAATATGTACAACTATCCACCCCAGTATAAACCATTTTTAATTCATCTTTAATACATTTGTTTAATGTTGCAGTTCCACACCCAACATCTAAAAAGGTGTAATATCCTTTTCCTTGTAAAAATGCTTTAATGTATTGCTTCGACTGTGCAGTTTCATCTCCAACCCACTGTCTGAACTCATTAATTTTACTATGTATATTGTCATTCCACCATGTCTGTTGAAACATTTTATATGGTATATGTATTAGTTTACTTAAATACTATACAAGACATATCATTCTAAAAAACAAATCTGTCCGTGTAATCCATAACAATTTTTTTAACATCTGAAAATGATGGAGGAGAATACATCATTTGTACAATAAACCACTTATCCGTTGCCTGAAGACGATTCCACCATGTATCTATGGCAAAT